ACTAAATGTTAGACCATCTTCGTCTAATTCCCCATCAGCATCTTCTTCGGTTGTATTTGATGTTGCTGCACCATCAGATCCCCCAATATGGTAAGGAGCTGTGGTTATACCACCAAAGTCGTGATCGGTTGCACCTAAGTCTTGGAGAATTAGTTTGTGCTCATCTCTGATTGCTTCTAGTCTTGCAGTTTCTCTAATTGCGTTAAGGAAACTTGCAGGATAGTCCTCAAGATTTGCTTTTTCTACTACTTGTCTCCAACCTCGTATGCTACACGTTACGTCGATTGCTGTTAAGGTGTGAGTAACTGCTGTGATGTCAGTAGTTGGGCTTTCAGTAATTGCTCCTGCATCTGGTACTGTGATTCTGTAGAATCTTGCAGTATTTTGTCCTGTTGTAACAGCTTGGAATTGACCATACTGTCTAATAGGAATTGCAGTTTTGCTACCTAACTGAATTGAAATGTTTGATGCTTGTTTTACACCTGGAATAGTTCCTGATGTAGAAACGGCTTCTTGAACCTCTCCATTACCTGTTTGTTTTTGGTATGAATGAGTTTCAATCCATCCTTCTTTCTCAAGGACCAATTTGTTATAGCCAGTTTCAAAGAGTTTATCCATGAAAGCTGTTGCTTGGTCGTCAGTAAATGCTTCTTCAACATAACTTGCGTTGGTTGATTCTGCAACTTCTGATTTTGGATTCCAGTTCCCTTTAACAGTTTCAATAACTGCTTTGAGAGTGTCTGAATTGGATTTTTCAATTCTTTCGATAACTTTGTCAGAAACATCTTCTTTAGCTGTTTTGTCAACGCATTTACCGTCAACCATATCCTTTCCTTCAGGACATTTGTCGTCAGCTACTTCAGTTTTTGTTTCTGGTTTACCTACTTCTACTTCGCCATCTGTTTCAATGGTTACTTTGACTTTTTCCTCTACTTTCTTTTCAGAAATTTCGGTTGTCATGTTTTGATTGATTGGAGTTTCTTTATTGGAAGTATTATCAACATTATTTGTTTGTTCTGGTGCAGGTTGTACTTGTGTTGGTGGTTGTATTAATCTAAGAAATGCTACTTCTAATGTTCCTAGTAATTCTCCTGACTTTCTATCTACTTCTTCTGATTCTAAATTAGGATTCTTTGCTTTAACACTATCTGATAGTTCTTGTCTTAATCTGATAGGATCAATAAATCCACCAAATGAAGCAGGTACTTCTTGTTCATTTAAAATTTTAATATATTGTGCGTTATGTGACTCTACAACGTGTAAAGTAGATTCTGGTATTCCAGGTGTTCTAACGACTGATAATTCTAATATTTCATCTAACACAGGTGCATTAAGACATTTAACTTTCATTTCATCACATAGATGTCTTTGTTCTAATACTGATGCTCCTATTGATACTTGATATTGTTCATTGTTTAGTATCTGTTGCCATTCTGAATCAAATACAGTTGCTTCGTATTTCACTTGACTTTTCTCTTCATCAAATGAGAATGTTACTTGGCCTATATGGGTGTCTTTGTCATGTTCTACTCTTAGTGGTACTGTTTTACCATGAAATTTCTTTAATTCCTCAACATCATAATATACACCATTACGTGATTGTCTAGGCATTAATGCAATACCAGATATACGTTCTGCCATGAGTAATTTCAGTTGAAAGCGATATAGAGAAGTAATTATATAACTTGTTTTATTTTATCAATTAATATAATGTAATCTTTCTTACCTTTGATTGTGATTGACTCTGTTATATTATTTAATTTAGATCCTATTATCATAGCCTTTGATTTCACATTTCTTGATCCTGTACCTTTTATGGTTCCCTCTATGATTGTACTGACTACTCCTTTATATGATATTGAATGTATGGTGTTTTCAAATGCACTTGCTCTTATGACTATCTTTTCTTTGTCTAGTGGAAGTCTTGTATTTCCTCTTACTCTTATTACTCCTTGTATGTGTTGGACCTGTGGAAATGATATTAGTTTCTTTCCACCAGAAGTAGGAATAGGTGCAACATATGATTCTCTGTTTAATTCTAATCCACTTTCGGTTTCTAAATCTAACCCACTTTCGGTTAGTAATGCCATTATCCTATGAATACGTCGCCTGAAAATTCAAACTTTGTTAGTAATGGCTCTCTACTGTCTAGTTTAGGAGTCCAATAAACAAAGACCTCTTTTACCTCATTTGCCTTTAGCATATCAGGTATATCAAATCTTAACTCTGGATTTGCGTTCTCTATTTTGATATTATGAACAGGCCATTGAGTATCTGTGTTTTTCATAAACATTGTGTACTTTATAGTCTCTCCTAATGATACTCTACCTAGATCTAGGGATTCTATTACATTATCTGTTTGTTTATCTGTGTATATTCTAATCATTTTTTAACCCCTTTATGAAATTCAATATTTCCTCAGTATTCTTTCTCTTCTCTGCTCTATCTAGTTCTTCTCTTAGGTTGACCATCTCTAACAGTTTTTCATTAGTGTCATTGTCTTTAATGGAAGTGTTTTCTGGCTCTCTTTTATCTTGTAATTGATTAGTTGGAGTTACTGATGTGATAGGTGGTTCATCCTCCATGTCATTTTCATTGATATCTATACTAGAGTTGTTAATGAACCATTTCCTTGCTTCTGATCTCTTAATCAAGTTATCTCTAAATGATGTTATGACATCTGTAATAATTGCCTCTTGTTTTTGAGGTGTTTCAAAGAAGATTTGGATATCTTTTGCTTTGATGCTCTTACCTCTTGCTTTTAGAAATGGTAATACCATTTTAATCTTAATTTGGTTAGCTAATCGTGCCTGAATACGCTTGACCTTTCTAGTTAGTACAGAGTCCGTACTCTCTGATGCTGCTCTTGCTGTAAAGCCTGCGTTGAAGAATTGGAGTGGGAATTTAGATCCTGGCTCTATTAAATCCCTTTGAATGTGTTCAATGTAACCTTCAAACTTACTATTACCACTTGATTCAATTACTTTAACATCAAATTCTTTATCTGTAACTATCTTTGATCCATGTTTCATCTTCTTTAATGCATCTGCTTGAGTTTTGATGAATTGTTCTCCTGCATCAGCAAAGTGGAACATTACTGTTGGATCAGCATGACCTTCAAATATCTTTGGCATAGCATCTTCCATCTTCTTCATCTGAATTAGAGGAGAATCATATACATCTCCTGTATCTGGGTTTGTATATGTAGATAATACTGAATGATGTAATCCTCTACCAAATGCCTCTCTTGATACGTTAGTTAGTTTGAATTGTGTTACCTCTCTTGGTCTTAATTTAATATCTATATCATTAACGTGTTGTAAATAGTATTTAATATCCCCATTCTTACCTCTTACAATACTTTCTATTGTTGTAACTGCAACTTCAACATATTCTTTGTATGTTGGATCATGTTCAAAGAACATATTACCACAACCAAGATAAGAGTATAGTGCATCTTCTAATTGTTCATCCCATTGTATCTCATCCCACCAATCTGTTACCATATCTGCTATACTTTCCTTCTTTGCAGTTACTCTGAGTCCTTTTCCTAATACCATTTGAATATATGTTTCATTTGATAAGTTTAATCGAGGATCTTGGTTGATTGCATTGATAGTTTCAACAAATGGTCTGTCTGGAGCCAGTTCATCTTGCCAATCTGATTGATTTACCTCACTTTTTTGATTAAATGCCTCTAATACCCTGATTGAACCCTCATATTTCTCCTTAATTGGGGTATTTCTAGGTAAAACAGGTGTATTTGATCCAGAAATGGTCTTTTTTATTGTAAATATGTCTGCCAATGCTCAAATAACAATTAAATTAAACAAAGGAAGTAAAAAGTCACTAATCATGTTCAAAATAGACTTCATCTGAGCCATTAATACCTATACAGGTTAATCTAGTACCAGAAACTTCTAATCTTAATCTAACTTTGAATATACCTTGAGAAGTAGGTGTTTTTCCCTCTGCAAACTTGATTAGTATAGTACCATCTGATCCCAATGTTAGATTCTCTGTAGTTGAAAATACAGAATCGCCATCTTGATCTATTAATCGTAATGTTCCTGTGAAACCAGATATGTTTCTTGCTGTTGTTAGTGTATTCTCATCATATACCGTACCTGACAAGTCATAGGTAGCACTATCTGTAAAATCTCCTTGTCCCCAAGTCTTTTGATCCATTTTTAGGTATAAAACCATATAGTTTATATATAATATGATATTATAGAAAGTATATGTTAGCAGCACATACTCCTGCTCCAGTATATCCCATGATTCGTAACGAACAGTTAAATGAATTACAAGATAACCACATTTATGAAATATGTACGTGGCCTGCTTATTACTCTGATCAACAATGTATGGATTCTTTAAGGAAAAACTCAGATCCTAATGTTGTTTTGTATATTGCCTTGATGAAAGGTATTACTCCTATTGTTACTGTTGGAGATCATAAGGCTTTTGTTGCAGATTTTAGTAAACCCAAACCAAAAAAGAAAGATAGAAGATTACCTAGATTTGGTTCAAAGATTAAAGATAAATTAGAAAACACATTAAGATTAAAACGCTCAACCAACTCCAGCAAGAGTACCTGATCCCATCTTATAGTAGTACAGTGCTAGTAAAAAAGCATCTCCTAAATCAAATGGGTTTTGTTTGGTCTTATCAGTACCACCTTTCTTGTTAAACTTGATTGTCATTAATTGTAGTTTTAGTTTCTTAAATGACGGATGAATCTCAACATTCTGAAAGTCTACATTATTTGCTGCATAGTTTAACATCTTTTCTCCATACTGATTAAATGCTATACCCTGTACGTTCATAAAATATTTATCCCTCAAATCTCTTATTCCTTCAGGCCATGCAGAATCCACAAATATACGCTTAGTTCTGAACTTTTCAGATAGTAATCTAACCTTGTTAATAATGTCAATGTAACTAGCCCTTTCAAAAGCATCAGCATAGATAACTGATTTCTTTCCCTTACGTTTTTGTATAATACATATTCCAAATTCAGAAGATCCGAATCCAGGATCTATTCCAATAATTCTGTCATTTGTATCATCATCTACAGTCCACTCATATTCAGTTCCACAACATAACTCTATTCCCTCTGGAGAGAATATATCCCCTACGTTCTTTCCCCATACACCAAGATACTCTCTTTCATATGATCTAGCTTGTGAAGCCTTTTTTATGTATTCGGGAGAGAATATGGATGTTTTTGTTTGCGGATCTCTCCTAAGACCTTCCTCAACATAGAAATGGAATCTTTCATATATTGTCTTCTCTGGTCCTTCTTTAGGTTCGAGCATAATGTCGTAAAAAAAGCCACTCGGTTCCTCTCCTGCTGTAGATACCCATATAACCCAACTATTTGATTTTCCAATATATCTCTCTCCGACGGTTCTAACGACTGAATCATCTCTGAGTTTGAAGAACGCTGCTTCATCTCCAAAAAAGAGACTAATCTTTGGTTTACCTCTTGCTGAATGGATGTTATTCGACGGATAACATTTGATTCGGCTTCCATTGACATCTACTTCGTACGCTCCATGATCTACATATCCAAGTCCTTTCTTTTGTAAAAAACCTTTCGCTCGAAGTATTAAATCCTGTGCCAAGTCAACGTTAGGTCCAGTAATAATTATGGCTTCCTTACCACTCCACCATACATCTGTTAATGACTTCCAAACTATCCATAATAGTATAAACTCTGTAAGTCCTAATCCTGTTGCTT